CAACAAGGTCTAAATATCGACTTTAAAAACACAACAGCAATTAAAACTAGTTCAGGAGGTCAAATTTGGCAACAAGGAGTAGTCCTTAGAAAAGTATCTAAGTTTGTAATAGGAACCTCAGAGGATGCTATCCTCCCTATCCCTGTATTCTATGATCCCGAAACAAACGAAATTTTGAAAGAAGGTGTACCCAAAGAACTAGTGGACGTACTTTTTAATGAAGAGTAAACCTGTAAATATTTTTGCAATTTTAGATTACCTTACCTATAGTAAGAAGCCGTATGAGCAACTTACAGATGAGGAAAAGGAGGCAATAAACCCTTATATGTTACACAGGTTTATCTCTATGAATGAGGATTATGTAGAAATAGCAAATCTAGCACAAAGTTTCCCCCCAACAGAAAAAGAAAAAATATATAAATTTTATTTGGAATTCATCCCAAAGCGGAAAGTATTCTTGAAATATATTAAATCTCAAATAAAAACTCCAAATACAAAATTATTAGAGATTTTATCTAAATATTTTAAAATTTCAACTCGTGAGGTTATAGATTATATTCCACTGTTGGGGGGGTCTTTAATTAAACAAATTCTAGAAAATTATAATCTAGATAAAAAGGAAATTAAAGAACTACTAAAAAATATTTAATTTCCCCTCCCTCCTCCCAATACGTATAACCGGATATAAAAACATATTAATATGAACAAAAGAAAATTAGTATTAACTTCGGTTAAAGTAGAAGAACAAAACTTTGAGGATTTTAAGGTGGAGTGTGTTAAAAGAAAGTTTACATTACAAAAACTAGTTGAACGTACTATGCACAAATATTTGAATGATGAGGAGTTCAGAAAGCAAATCCATGCATACACTATCGCAGATTAAAAATTATTTATGAAAGAAAAGTTTCGTTTTATAGAACAAAGTTCTCGTAAAAAAATTTTATTGTTGAGTGATGATATCAGATTACACTCAGGAATAGCCACAGTAGCTAGAGAAATAGTTATCCAAACTGCCCATCACTTTAATTGGTTAACAATAGGGGCAGCCATCAATCACCCTGAAAAAGGAAAACGATTTGATCTATCCCCAGACATAAACTCCCAAGCTCAAATTTCAGATAGTTGGGTCCACCTTATAGCAAATAACGGATATGGGGACCCTGATTTAATTAGATCAATACTTCAACAAGAAAAACCAGATGCTCTGTTTATTATAACAGACCCACGTTATTATACTTGGTTATTCCAGATTGAAAATGAGGTGAGAAAAAAAGTCCCTATAATTTATTTGAACATCTGGGATGATTTGCCGGCTCCAAATTACAATAGAGCATATTATGAATCGTGTGATGCGTTATTGGCTATCTCAAAGCAAACCAAATTTATAAATGAGGTAGTTTTAGGGGAAAAAGCTGCCTCCAAGATTATAAAATATATCCCACACGGGTTAAATCCTGAGATATTCAAACCAGTGGAAGTTCCTCCCCAAATTAAAGAAAATATCATAGGGGATAAAGAATTTGTAGTCTTCTTTAACTCTAGAAACATCAGAAGAAAATCTATCCCAGATTTAATTTGGTCTTATAGAATCTTTATTGAAAAACTTTCTGTAGAGGAAAGGAAAAAATGTTTACTCTTACTTCATACTCAACCCATTGATGATAATGGAACAGATTTACCCAAAGTGGTAGAGACTTTAAATAATATTGAAGGGTTTGATGTTAGATTTTCTCCAAATAAACTCTCATCTGAGGAATTAAATTATCTATACAACCTAGCAGATGTTACTTGTTTGTTAACCTCAAATGAAGGATGGGGTCTTACCCTAACTGAATCCATGTTAGCGGGAACTATGATTTTAGCTAATACAACAGGTGGGATGCAGGATCAAATGAGATTTACTGATGAAAAAGGAGAGTGGTATACCCCTAGTTTAGAGGTTCCCTCAAACAATACAGGAAAATATAAAAAACATGGAAAATGGGCTATCCCAGTTTTCCCTTCTTCTCGTTCGATTCAAGGATCTCCCCCTACCCCTTATATTTGGGATGATAGATGTGATCCAATGGAGGTGGCAGAAAAATTAGAACAAATCTATTGGATGAGTAAAGAAGAAAGAAAACAAAACGGTCTAGAAGGAAGACAATGGTGTTTGTCTGAGCAAGCTGGCTTTAATACATTCGCTCAAGCACAAAGAGTTATTGAAGCACTTGATGAATTGTTTGAAACTTGGAGTCCAAGAGAAGATTATGAATTATTTAAGGTAGATGGTTTACCCGATAACACCACAAAACATAAACTGGTTTATTAATGAAGAATACGTTCTATATAAGTTGTCCTATCGATACTTACAGTGGGTATGGTAGTAGAAGTAGAGATTTAGTAAAAGCAATAATTAAATCTGACAAATACGAAGTTAAAATTATTCCTCAAAGATGGGGTAATACAGCTTGGGGTTATATTAAAGACCATTTTGAAAAATGGGGATTTTTAGAGCAATATTTTTTCCAACCCTCCGATAACAAACAACCCGATATTTGGGCTCAAATTACAGTTCCAAATGAATTTCAACCTATTGGAAAATTCAACATAGGAATTACAGCTGGAATGGAAACCACTGGAGTACATCATTCATGGGTAGAGGGGGTAAATAGAATGAATTTAACATTGGTTCCCTCGGAACACTCTAAAACCTCGTTCCTCAATTCTACATTCCAACAACAAAACCAACAGGGTCAAATAGTTGGTGAGCTTAAAGTAAATAAACCAATTGAGGTATTGTTTGAGGGGGTTGATTTAGAGAGCTTTACAGCTAAAAAAACAACCGATTTTGATTTGTCTCAAATTAAAGAACCATTTGCTTATTTGTGTGTTGGTCATTGGTTACCAGGGGATTTTGGAGAAGATAGAAAAAATATCTCATACACAATCAAAGCCTTTTTAGAGGTATTTAAAAATAAAAAGAAAGCCCCCGCACTAATTTTAAAAACTCCTGTGGGAAATTCCTCATACATGGGAAGAGATGAGGTAGTAAAAAGAATAGAACAAATTAAAGCTTCTGTAAACTCTAAAAATCTTCCTTCAATTTATCTTTTAAACGGGGATTTATCTGAACAACAATTAAATAACCTTTACAATCATCCTAAAGTAAGAGCTTTTGTAATGTTTACTAAAGGAGAAGGTTTTGGTAGACCACTTTTAGAATTTTCTTTAACTAAAAAACCTATTTTAACTACAAATTGGTCGGGTCATATTGATTTTTTGAAAAAAGAATTTTGTTGTTTGGTTGATGGAGAATTGCAAAATGTACATCATTCTGCAGCCCAAAAAGATATGATTTTACAAGAAACTAAATGGTTTAAACCAAATGATGGGCAAGTAGGATTTTTCTTAAAAGATGTATATGAGAATTATAAAAATTATCAAGAGTTGGCTAAACGACAAGCTTTTTATTCCAAAGAAAACTTTAGCCTTTCAAAAATGGAAGAAAAACTTTTAGAGATTCTAGAACAAAATGTTCCCGAGATCGCTAAAGAGGTAAAACTCCAACTTCCCAAACTACAATTACCTAAATTAAAGAAAATAGATGGATAATTTAACAACTTGCAATAGATGTGGTTCGGATGCATGTTATGTTCAAGAGGTAAACGAGAATATTAAAAATTACATGTGTTATGGATGTGGTTTTATCTCAAATACTCTCTATAAAAGAGGAGAAGAACTTTTCGAACAAATGATAGAAACCCTCCCAGAAATATATAAAGTTTTGATGGTAGAGGAAGAAGATACGGGGCAAATTTGGGTTCCCTCTTACATTAAAGTAGAAGACAAAGGAATGGTATTCGCTAATGGAAGATTTGCCCACCATTGGAATTGGACTGGGGTAAAAGCTGCTCGGGTGGCTGAGGAAGAAAAAGAAAAATTCAAGAAAAAAGATGGAACTTACCATCAATGGAAAATGGATATGTCTACAATGAAAGGATTTGTTGAGCGTGACTTTATGGAAGCTCTTGATTATATTGGCGTATTGTGAAAAAAGGAGATTTTATTAAATTTAGATTTTTAGGAGAGTCATATCAAGGTCATATATACTCTATTACTAAAACTACTTTTCAAGGAAAACCATACGAGTATTATATGGTGGAGGTAGAAAATGGAATGAAATTCCCTTGCAAACCAAAAGATATTATCCAATGAAATTAAGTTATGCAATACCAGTCTGTAATGAGATAAATGAAATTAAAAGGTTAGTTTCATTTTTGATAGAAAACAAACGAGAAGAAGATGAAATTGTTGTACTCTTTGATTTCACTAATGGAACTACCGAAGTTGATGAATACCTTAAATCTGTAGAAAACATTATTGTAGAATCATATGATTTTGATGGTGACTTCGCAAAAATGAAAAACTTTCTAAATAGTATGTGTACTGGTGACTATATCTTTCAGATTGATGCAGACGAGATGATTTC